ATAAAGGGGTCCATGTAAAGTATCCCCAGTAAACCCTATATTTGGTATATCCAATAAGGTATCTCTACCAGAGCTATAAGAGACTCCAATAGGTCCCTTATCCATAGGGATATCCATAACAATCAAGTCTTCCTGCTTTAATGGGTACTTATCTGCATCAGATAATGAGGTATCTAATTGGTATTGTAAACGGAAATATGTTTTACCAACAGAACCCTCTCTCTGTAGTAGGTCATCATCAAGGAAACGGGTATCCGTAGGAGTCCCTACAGTAGCCCCATTAGCTATCATATCCTCAATGTAAGGGGCTAGCCTACCTTGGTATACTTCAGGCTCCTCAGGGATACGTGAGGGCCATATACGGACAAGGAAACCTTTATCAACAAAACGACCATAGATACTATCACCTGTCTGTGGTGTACCTAAGGATAATATACTAGCATTATCTGTTGTCTGTAGGATACTATCAAATTCATTTATTTGTTGTAGTATCTTAGCTCTCATTGTCTCAGTAGCACAGTTAATTGATGTCTCAATATCATCAGCAATTAGCAAAGATGCTCTATTACCTTGTAATTGAGAATTAATACCTAGACATTTAACACTAGGTTGTACTGTAGCACGACAACCATCTACATCAAAAGCCATCACGGAGTCCCTCTGGTCTCCCCTAGGTTTCAAATGCTCTAGTATAGGTACCTCACCAATCAGCTTCTTAATAAAAGTACTGATTGCTACTGCGTGTGGACCAGATGCCGATACAATAAGTATCTTCTCATCAGGATCCCTAAGGAGTCTCCAGGTAGCATAAGCACCACTTAGGTATGTCTTACCAAGACCACGAAAGGCTTGGATAAGCAGACGTTTATTACCTTCCTGTAGTGTATTAGCTATGTCCTTTTGTATAGGAGTAGCATTAGGTAAACCAATAGTATTCCAGACATAATCTACATACTCTGGGAAACTAGTTAGTATTTTCTTTATTTTATCCTCATCCTGCATACCCTCTCTCCTTTAAAATTAGGTGGGTTAGAGGAACCTTTAAGGCTCTACCCTAACCCTTGTATTACTTTTTAATTAAAGTTCCTAGAATCGAATCCTAGGAGCTCTAATACTTACTTCTTTTTCTTCTTTTTAATCTTAAGCTTATCCTTACCTACCTTAGGACCCTTACCAATAAGCTCTAAAGCTTTACGCTCACTAGGGCTTAATTGGGAAGGTTTCCCAGTAACCTTGGATTTAGTAGCTTTACCACCTATCTTTAATAGATGTAAACCAACTTTAATTACTGTACCTATACTCATTAGTGTGGTGACTCCATAATAGATTCCTCATTATCAAGGAAGTTTTGGATAAGATTAGCCATAGGTTTACTCTCTACAATATCCGCAGTAATCTCATTATCCTTTAAGAATTTTAAGACTGCTGACAACTCACCAGGAGCTAAACGCTCCCCGCTAGTAATCATCTGTGTAAAGTAAGTGGCTATCTCGTCATGAAGTCCGTTAAGGGTATCAATCGTTGCTTTTGTACTCATATTATTCTCCTTTTAAGAATGATTCCATTTCACTAGTGTCTTTTTTACCTTTATCTAACCATCTTTCAACAGATAGTGGTTGATTACTCTTAGTCCTATTAACTCTTTCATAATAACCATTAACATATTGATTAAGGGCTTCAGGGTTCTTCTTCATAAAGAGCTCTAAGGCCTTCGTATGAAATTCCTGAAGCTTTCCATTCAGTACATAGCGTCTCGTACCTTTAGTACCCCAATCAATACCATCATACTCAATGTCCTTGTATTCTTGGCTGTTGACTAAAGTATTCAATTGGTCTTCAATATTAAACTCACTCTCTAATAAGTGACGCATTGCCGACAAATCCTTAGTGTTAAGCTCAATAGGTATACCTTTATATGTAATTTTATTAGACATATTAGGTAATCTTAAACCTAATCTAGCAACCTCTAAACGGATAGGACTAGTACTAATCTTACGTTGTTGTACACCACTAAAAGTCTCAGGCTTAGGAGAAAACTTACCATATACATCTGGTTGGTAAGGCAAATCGTCTCTATTACCATAGAGGTCTTTAAGCTTCTCAAAGAGTGTGATAGCAGACTTACGGTTATTCTCACTATCCTCATTAAGGTAGCGAGCCATACCACTACCAGGGGCAAACATTAGTGCCTTCTGTTTAGCGTACTTAGCCCACTTCTCAGGTGAAGGATCATCCATAGCTCTTAAGAACTCTGTGATACCTGTAGTATACGTCTTATTAAGGGTATTCTCTGAGAAGGCTGAGATAATTGCAAAGCTAACCTCATCCCATCTTTCCATAAAATCTGAATCATCAGTAAGACCTCTTCTTTGCATATCATCAAAGAACTGCCCCATAGAAGCTGTAATATTAAAGAAAGATGCTATAGGATCAGCACGATTATACTGTACTGTTCTACCATCGTCTGTAACATATGAACTCTCTAAGATACCTGCGCTTTCCCACGCAGCTCTGTGTCCTTGAGGCGCTATACCTGTAAGCTTATCGTTTTGGTACATACTATAAGCCATACCATATAAAGATGTACCTAAGGTAAGCTGTGCCATAACGATATCTCTATCCCTACCGCCTTTAGCCCACATAGCTCTACTCTTACTACTAATCATATTAAGACCAGGAGTTCTACGTACTAACCACTTAATGAGGTTTGTAGGTGTTTTTACGAAAGGCATAATAACATTACCAGCACCACCAAAGGCATCTTTCTTAAACTTAACAAAGTCCTGTCCAGCACGACCTAAGTCTTCCTGGAAAGTTACTTCCTTAGCTTGCAAAATAGCCTCATCATACCAAGTATTAGTAGGATCTATAGAACGCACTAACTTATAGCCCTCAGGAGATAGTGTACCACCATTCTTAAGAGTCTGCTGCATCTCCATTACATTTAAGAAATTCTTAATGAACTTAGCACGCGCTTTCTCAGTTTTTAAACCTTTCTTATTAGCTTCTCTAACTGCCATATAGTTAGCGTGACTATTAAAGGCCATACGCTTAAACAGATCATCTTCAATACCTAATGCTATCAGAGCACTTCTGTTTACTGTACCTGCTACATCTATGGCCCATCCTGCATTACCACCAACATTAAGGTAATCTCCTGATAGATAACGTGCTCCTGCATCCTCATCTAACTTACCCACATTAGTTAAGAAACCTTTTTGTAGGGCCTCTTCAAATGAAGCTGTACCCTCAGGTAATTGTTTAGTAGCATTAACAATAGCTCTATAAGTATCCCACATACCACTTAGGTGACCTCTGTGTAAGGCAGCTAACTCGTTAAGACGTACAAAATCATTTCCCCCTTTATAAGAGGCGTTTGTAAGTCTACTAGTAGCTTCACGTCCATACCCAATAAATGAAGCAACATAGTGCTCACCCATACGTGCAAGAGATGATGTCATATTACCCATCATATTAATCTTATGTGTAACAGGGTTAGATAGAATACCATTGTACATATTCTCTAATAGTACACGTATAGCTTTAACAGCTTTACTATCTTCCTTAATAACCTTCTTACCTGCTGCAAGGGCACTAGTACCTGCTTCGATATCTTTTATGACGTTTAAAGCCCTATCTAACTCCTTACCAGAAAGAGACTTACCTTGTAGTGCTTCTGCCATTACATCATCAAACTGCTGTGGATGATCACTGGCAAAAGTCATTACAGCTCTGAGTTTAGCATCGTCAAATGCAAAGATATTCATAGCAGAGAGAGCTCGCGCCGTCTCCGTTTGTACTCCTTTAACATTCTTAGCTAAACGCGTAAAGTTATCTAATTCAATTAGGTACTTCATCACCGCCTTCTCTTTCTCAGCACCTGTAGCTTTAAATGCAACATCCTTAGCTTTAGTCATACGCTTAGAACTATCAAATAGCTCTCTACGTAAAGCAGTAGTAACTACATCTAAGTCCTTAACATTTTTAAGAGTACCCTCTGCTAAATCAATAGTACCATCAATACCTAATGACTTCTGTAGTTGTGCTGCTTCTTCAGTAGATAGCGCCTGTGGCTTCATATCTAAGTTATAGGCATCTCGTACAGCCTTACTATTAAGTAAGAGCTCTGTAGCACCTTGCTCATCTAAAGGGTTCTTATTATAGTTAATCTGAGTATGAGGGGGTTTGTTAGCGGTAGCTTTAATATTATCAGGAACTATTGAAGGTACAATAGGTTCCTTAGTGATTGCCTCAACAATATTAGCAGCTACATCTTCTGTACTACTATTTGAAGTAATATAGTGCTGTAACCCTTTATAACCGCGCAGTAAACCTCCTACTGCTAGTTCTAACCCTGTACCTACAAAAGCACTTTCTACAGCACCTTTTAAGTTATGGTACCAAGTAGGGTCGTTTGGGTCACTCTTTAAGAAATCTACCAAGGCATTCTGTACGCCCATATCAGAAGCAATATCAGCAATATGCTTATCGTTCTTACTCCAAAATAACAAATCACCTGGGACCATACGTAAGGTATTCACACCTATAGTCTTAACAAAGCCTAAATCCTTAGGTGCAAATTTCTTAGTAAGAGCAAAAGATAATACTACCTTACTAATGTCCTTTGATATCTCACCTACTGTTCCTAGTTCACCTGTTACGTTTTCCTTAGTGATATCACTTAAAGCTTTAGGCCCAGTTAGAAACTCATAATCTTCCTCAGTACCACCAAGTTGCGTAACTACTCTCTTATCTGTTTCATTAAGAAATTCCTGCATCCCCTTAGGTAATGCATCATATAAGAATGCCGCACTATTGTCTATAGCCTCGGGTACACTAAGTGTAATACCCTTAGCTATACCCCCTAGGAAGCTTTCATCTTTTTCCGTGTATGGAGTAGCGCTATCAACAGTTTTTAAATCTTCCTCAACACCTAAAAAAGACCCCATACTTTCTTCTTTAGGACCTTCTGTAGTATCTCCTAAAAGGAAAGTGCTCATTGTTTCAGCCATAATTATTGCTCCTGACTTTTCATAAAGTGTTTGTATGCTGCAGCGGCCTCTTCCTTAGTAAACTTACCTTCTTCAATTGCTTGCTTAAGACCCGTCATATCATCAGCGGTTAAGAAAGGGCTAATAATAGTATAGTTATTAATATTAGGAGCAGCCTCAGAAATTTGTTGTTTCCCTAAAATACCAGCTGCAATCTCTTGAGCCTTCTTAAAGGCTACGTCTCCAGGAGGTCTCTCGTTATTATTAGAGTCCATGTAAGACTGCACGTATAACTCAAACTGCTGTTCGTACTCAAAAACTCTAGCCTTCGCCTTCTGGTCTCCCATAATCATACCAAACTGATTAATATCTGCTACCAAACTTTTACCAGCTGCGCGAGCTTTATTTAATCCCTCAATAGCCTGTCGTTTAGTCTCATCTCTATAATCATTATCGTACTTAGATTGTATAGACAGTACAGATAAGAAATCATCACGGTTTATTTTGTGTTTATTGTAATTTAGTAATTCTTGATTTAAGTTGCCTTGTGAAGCTTGTCTTCTAAAAGCATTAAGTATCGCTGGGTCAGAGTTTTTACCAAACCCTCCTCTATCCATATACACTGATAATGCATTAGCTACTTTTGAGAACTTTTCTGTAGCTACACCCTCTGTTGTTGCGGTCTGTAGCTCCTCAGTAATGGTTGCAATTTGTGCAACAGTGGGGTTACCGAGGGTAAGTAAAAGTACGCTCTCGTTAGTCCAGTTATTAATCCGATCTCTCTCTGCATCGTCTGCAGCTGTAAGTCTAGCCTTATTTGTAGTACTAATACTAGTCTCTAACGTATCAATCATTTTACCATACACTGGGTGCTCTGCAAACTTTACACCATCCTTAGTAGTAATAGCTAGGTGCTTATTGATAGCAGCCTCGGTATCATAA